TAGATACCTGAATATTTGTAGAGCCAATTCTATTTTCAACTTGCATAGCTTCATTACCAATTAAAAATATAGTACCAGTAGATAAATTATTATTAGCAGTACCTGAAGATGCTTGCACCGTTATAGTTGTAGTATCAAAATCTATAGCACCATTTAATGTAACTGCATTAGCACCATCGCTTGTTACAGCAGTAGATGAACTATAACTATCAAATTGTTTTAAAGTCATAATAAACTCACCAGCTGCACTTGGTTGACTGCTTAAACTAGTTCCGTCTACGTGAAGAGTTTCAAATATAGCATCAGTTGTAGTTTCTAT